AATATCAGCAAAATACTCAATATCATTAAATATTATTTTAGCTTCTGTAATACTAATTGTATCACTTGTAGTTTCAAGGGATAAATCTGAAATAGTAAAATTACCATCTGTTAAATCCCTGTTGTAAATTTCTTCTGTATTAGGCAATGGTACTTCCAATTTTAGCACTTCCTATATTTAATCCTGCCATAACAGTATCATCTTTCAATCTCCCCATATCTTCCGATGCAGAGGCTTCTCCAGTAGATAAATCTGGCAAATGAATACACTCAATTTCCACCCATTGTAAAGTTTTGTTGGAACTTGTTATTAAGAAATTGGGATAAAATACCTGACCATTAACCTCGAAGTCATCCGTATAATCAATCCCATAAGGTTTAACTCCTCCTAAAATAGCATCAAAATCAACCAAATCCCCTATTTCTAAATTCATGTACTTTAAGCCGAGTTTGATCTTTAGCTTCAATTTTTGTTGGCAACTCCACATTAAAAACCAATCTGCAAAATCCTGTGCAGTATCAGGGGTTCTTATGTATTTGCCCTGTTCCCCATCAATTATAAGTTCAACATGGTCAGAAAATCCGTAATAATCTAATTTATAATCAATCGTAGATTGCCAACCATCAGCAAAATATTCAAAAAGTGAAATATCAGCCTCTACACTATCATTGAAATCCTTCCTTGCATAATCCCAATTATACTTGAATACAATTTTAGTATAAACATCTTCTATTTTAGTTCTTGAGAAACTGTAAGAAATACAGTCTGCTTCTAAAATAGTATGATCTGCTGTTCCACCAGTTGTAGGAATTACATCAAACCGAAAATTTCCCATATTATCGAATCTGGGGATGAAAGGACTTGCAGATGCTATATTCTCGATAAGTCGTTTGCTGCCTATCTTCCTATCTACTGTGAAGGCATATTTCCAACCAGTATATCCACTTGGCAAATCAATATTTGCATTGGAATTAAGCTCATTTTTTAATATATCCTCAATTATTACAGGTGATGTTGGTGAATTATCTCCATCCATTTTCCTGCCATTTACATTGGCATAGAAATCTTGTGTATCTAACTTACCCACTTTTATGTCCTGCCACACATGAAATTCATGTATTCTAACATCACAAAATTTTGTTTGATAAGTGATGTCCCAACTAATACCAGGGACTGAAATATAATAGGTACTCCATACTCCTGGGTTATAAGATAATGGGGGTTGGCTATTCTCTACCATAGGGAAAATCTTCGGGTTATCGTAGTTATAATTATCTATTGCAGACTGTGTTGAAGCATCATCTTCTTGAAGAAAAAATGCACCACCATATTCAAATATCCATTGATTAGGAGAAATTGTTTCACTTCCTGCCCCATAGGCTATTTTCATTATGAGATAATTAGATGTTTCATCAAAATCCAAATTATTATCAATGTCAAAGGCTATTACAATATGAGTATCAGACTCTGACGCTCTCCCCACTTGTGTTCCAGCCATTTGAACATAATCAGCATCGTTGCTGTTGGTTATATATCCCCAATTTATATTATTAGTCCCTGTGCCATCATAACCAGCCCCTTCAGTTCCATAGGGGCTAGTAGAATCATAATATTTTAAATCATCCTGATCTGCAGCTGGAATACCCAGTAATTCTGCTGTCCCCATATTTAAAAATGGTACAATTCGATTAATTTTTGCGACCTGCCATGTAGAAATAGTATTCAGAGCAGTTTCATCGTTGGATAATATCTCTATCATGTTTGAATTTGAACTTAATTGATAATTTAAGTTTGCTATATCTTCTATTTGATCTTTATATTGATTTAGGGATAAATATTTTTCTTTATAAATATATAATCCGTATTGCTTGAAGGTATTTTGACCAAGATTTATTGTTTCATCTTCCAAACTAATAGGAACAGTATCAATTATGATATTTTTTAAAATATTATCTTGACCTTCTTCTGATAGCACACTAGAAATTACACATGGACTTCTATCAACTGATCCATAAACCATCGGTATGGGCTTGTTTTTATATTTATCAGGAACTTCATCACCAAACCCTAATTCAGCAGTTGGCAAATCCTTATGAAGTGTTGCCTGTGAACGATCTTCAACTACCAATCTAACTTTTTCGTCATCGTGAGTGTATCTTCTGATAGTGCCATAATAAACTTGAAAGGCATCTGCATCACCATAGGCTTGTTCATGGGCAAAATTAGACAGGTCGTAAAATTCTATATTATTGGTAGAAGGACTTACCCAAAATACCCTACATTCAACATTTATTAACGATTCTGTTACAATGCCCAAATTAGCAGCATCTGATATAAGTTCACTAAATCTTTTACCTTCGTATGGGAAATTGCTTATATCAATATTAATAGAAGAAATCTTATAATTTCTCTTTTCAATATCAATGCTTTCTTTTAATGACGGAATATTTAAAAGTACTGGTTTTGTTGTAAAATTTTGCCAAGGCTCCCAATCTTGCTCATTCCCCTCTCCAGCCATTTCATAATTATACCAATCTGTCCAATTTTTAGCATAAGATAGTTGTATTTGATTAGTGCTGATTGCAAGAAAATTTGGATCACCGAACATCTGTCTATAAAAGTCTGTAGGATAGCCATCATCTGTCAAGTCAGGACTTACTTTGCTTAATATTAGAACAGGAACAAGTGCAGTATCCTTGCCTTGAATATCGTTTTTAAAATTGTCTGGAAGATTAAGCAATCGTTAAAGTCTCACCTCTCCTGATAGCTTCATTTATAGCAGGAATAATTGTATCAACAACAGTATCATCTACAAGTGGTGCAGATATGTTTAGGGTGATATTAGCACCTCCACCCTGCACACCATTTACATTCATGTCAGAATTTAAGGGTGTAATTTGGACTGATTCAGCACCTGCCTCCCCTGCCAATATCATTGTTGGTTTTGTAACAACCTCATTCATTCCAGTTGCAGCCTTTTTAAAATCTCCCATAGATTGGCTAATACTTACAGCTTGGGCAGTACCTGCAGCAATAACTGCAGCAAAATTCATCCATCCAGCAGGTGTAGGAGCACCAGTTGGTGGAGATATAGCAGCCATAGCACCTGAAGCAGCACTTGCAATAATAGCAGCCTGTTGAAGTCTTGCAGTAACAAGTGCCGAACCCCTTGATGCTTCATTTAATTTTCCTAATGATCCAGCTAATTTTGAAAAAGCATCTAATTGCCCCTTTGTTTTTTTAACTGATTCTTCTTGCAGTTCATTTAAAATCTTTTGCTCAAATGCAGCATCTGCTTGTGCTTGTGCTATATCTGTCAATGGTTCTTTTACTTTTGTCAATGAAATCCCATATTCATCAGCAACAAGCCTTAATGAATCAAAAGTGCTTAATAACATATTATAAGGGTCTTGCCCCTCAACCATAAGCATATTGGTTTCACTATATTGCTTATTTAGCAACATTAATGTTGCTTCCAATTCTCCCATTTCTTCCCTTTGTTCTGAAGAAGCACCAAGCTGTCTTTGAAACATATTTGTATTGCGATCAATTTCATCGTTTAAATTTTGTATTCTTTTTTCTGTTACTGCAATAGCAGCAGCCAATTTATCCTGATTACTCTCATCTTCTATTAATCCTGCATCAAGTGCTCTTATGCTGAATAAATATTCATCTACTGCTTCAGCAGCACCTACAAAGAATTCAGCTGCTCTTACAATAGATGGAGACAACATATCTCCTATAGTAATAGCAACTGCACTTGCAGCTTCATTGGCTTGTGCCATAGCATCTTTAGTAGTTAGCTGTTCTTCACCTAATTTAGATACCAAACTATTTGCCTCTGCCATAGCAGCATTTACAAAGGCTGTTTTTCTCTCTTGATCTGTAAGTTCTGAAGTTGTCTTTCCAATAGAATCTGCATAATCTTCATAGGCTTTGTTTGTATCTATCATAATACCCAGATTATCAAGCATCAGTTTTGATTGTCTACCAAGACCAGTAGTAAGTGATTCAACAGCCTGAACAGTATCAAGACCAAGCGATTGACCAAGCCTTTGAGCCACATCAAACATATTAGCCATCTGTTCTTCGCTATCAGTAATGCCAAGCAACATGGCATTATTAGCCTGTTTCATAAGTTCAAGGCTGTTTACTGTTCCATCAGTTGCCTTTTTAAAATTATCAAAAGCCTTTTTGGAAAACCCTGATGACTTGGCAAGATTATCAAACCCCTTTTTCACACCCTCCATCTCTGCCGACATTGAAATAGACTTTCTTAATCCTTGAACAACAGCAGTAACAGAAACAGCCTGAAGTGCCATCATCTTCATTGATCCTGTTAAGGATTTTATGCTACCAGCAGCTTTTTTAGCACCCTTCTCTTTGACATTAATGAAAAAATTAGGCATTAGATTTCTCCCTTCGTTGTTTTTCTACACAATAATTATATTCCTGCTCAATAATCAGGAAATCATCTATTATATTAGGTGGTGTATCTTTTAAGGATGGATAGGGTGGACAGGAAAACTGCTTACAGAAATTGTATTCTGTTATTCGGCTTTGACAATCTTCATCAAGCAAAAGCGAATGGTCGGCAAAGAAAAAACTCTGTGTATATATTGCTTCTCCCACATTAAACCCTTTTTGTTCTGCTTCATTTGATAGCCTTATAATTTCATCATAAACATCTGTCATGCCCTTAAATTCGGACTTTTTACGATTAGATGGACATAATGCTACATAAGGGAAAGAAACCCCTGTAAATGCACCTTCTTGGAGTTTATTGAATGAAATCCATACATTGATGCGAAGCAGTAATTCATCTATTTTTTTTTATTAATTTCATCTGATATTCTGAATCCAATAGTAACAATTTCAGCAGACGATAAGTTAAATATTTCTTCTTCTGTTAAAGTCGTTGCCATTCCCAATATCTCACATCCAACCTCAAACATCATATTCCCTCGTATTTCCATATTTTCTTCAGCAAGAACAGGAGCAGTAAGTTTATTGATTTCCTTTCTTGTATCAAGATTCCAGTTCTTTGTGGATACCTCAAGTTCTTTAAACTTCTGCCCTTCTAATGGTTTAACTTTTATCTTATCAGCCATATTATGATATTGTTATACTTATAATATTAGCAGAAGTAGATGCTGCAAATGCTCTGAATGGAATTGTATGTGTTAAAAAACTTCCACCATTATCTAAAGTAGCATTATCTATCATAACAGTAGGACAAGATATAGTAAGACCTGTACCTGCAATACTTAATGCAATGCCAGTAGAATTGCCTTTCATACCAGCCACATTATCATAAGTATAATCATCAGCCTTAACATTTAAAGAACCTGTTACTTCCCATGCCCCTGTTTGAGAATAGGCAAATGGTAGATAACTACTATAATCCTGTGAGCCAACTCTTTCAAGTGATCTTGATATAGTAATTTCCCAAGAAGTAGGCACATAATCCTTTGAATTTAAAGTAACTGCAGCATTAGTTAAATCAAATATGCTTTTCACAGCATTTGAAGAATCTATGGTAATATTAGATGCTACTGCATTTGCTTCCTCTACTGGTGGATAAGCAGTCCAAAATGTTGAATCACAAGTCATTTGTCCTGCATTGGAACCCACATCCTGTTTTATTGTCATTGATTGGATAACTGCACCCCTGACTGTTAAATCTTCTGCTGTTGCATCTGTACCACCATTTCTAAAGATAACAGTCGCATGATTATTTGATACTGCACCATGCAACATCTGCATAGAACCTGCTGCTCCATTTCCTATGCCAATAGCAGGAGTAAGTTCAGCAGCAGAAGCACCATCTCCAAATGCCCACAAACAATTAGATAATATTGCCTGTACAGTCCCGAAAAATGACACATCAAATGTCCAAGTATTTAAATCCTGCCTATGCCTCATTTGTGTATCTATTTGCCCAGAATGTCCTGAATAATTGGGGGCAACCTCCAATGCTGAACTGTGGTATGGCATTGAATATGATTGAATGGGGAAATCGAAGAACGTGTGAGCATCTTCGTGGGCAGTCCCAAGAGCCTGTGTGCTTCCTGTTCCCCTACTAAATATAGGCTTTATTTCTGCTGATGATATTGTTTGAGTTGTAACTGCCATGATTTATTTCTCCTTTTTTGTAATTTTTTTACCCACTTCTTGCAAATGTGATTTAACCTTTTCAGGTACATCTGAAAGTTCTAATGTTTCACCAGCAACAAGCCTACCATGTTTGGCAGGTGAGCCAAGTGAACAATAATTTTCCGTATCTTTCAATTCTAAATATGATTTTTTTGCTTTATACATTGCCATAATCTAACTCCTTTTTATGTATATCCGTTATGGTGAATTATTGAAATACCAAATTCAGTTATATGCAATCTGTCATTTTCTTCATTTTCTGTATCCTGAACATTGTATTCTATATCTTGCACTTGAAGTTCTGCCCACTTATAAGTTGAACTTGTCTGATTGTCAAGTAAATGTTTTCTCAATCTATCCACATTAGCCTTTACTGATTTGTTGATAACCTCATTGTTAGTATCTGCCATGTGATAATACCTGATATTAACAAAATACTCTCTTTCTTCAAGTGAGCCTGTTTGCAATATTAAATTGGATGATTCCAAATTAATCTTTATGCACTCCGTTCCAAGCATTTTAAATTCATTTGCAATATAAACATTCTTAAATTCATCATTGATAACTTTCCGAAGTCCAAGTTCAATCTCATCATAGGCAATCTTATCATAAGTTACAGCCATTAAACACTATATCCTCGTCTTGTAAGTTGAACTGCACCTGATTCAGCATTGCTAATCTTTCTTGTTTCTGAATAGACTTCAACCTCCCATAAATCGTTCTGTGTCATACTTGCACCTTGAAATCTACAATACCAACCACCATGAATATGTTGTAATCCACCTGTCACCTTTATATTGGTTGTTTCAGAACCAAACAGCTTATCACTACCATAATATTCAACCTTTACGATTGCCACTCCGTATGCACCTGTCGTTGTACAGGTAATGCGAAGCAAATCAAATGCCTGACC